GCCTATAGGATGCACGTCTTGGTATGATGAAGATTTATTGACTCTCATTGATGACGACATAAAGAAAGGATTGAACGCCATTGAATGGTTTTTATATGAAAGTAAAAACATTGCATTTGATTTATACATGAGTAATTGCCTGAATGATCGGAGAGGTTAAATGACTACAATAGCATATAAAGATGGCGTAATAGCATACGACTCTAGAGTAACTACTGACGACCTAATAAGGTCAGATAGCGCGAGCAAGTCGAGAACAGTCAAAGGCGTGCATTTCTTTTTAGCTGGATATGTATGCGATGAAGATAAGTTCATTGAGATGTATTTCAATCGTGAAGTAAAGCACTCTAAGCTTGAATCGTCTGCTATTGTATATGACCATGGCAACTTATTCATTGTAGGCACTGATGACGACACTCTGTTTTCTATGCCATTAGAGCAAGGCGAAGTGTATGCGATTGGAAGCGGGACACCACACGCTTATACAGCTATGGATATGGGGGCAAGTGCAAAAGAAGCCGTTGAGATGGCATCAAAGCGCGATACTTCAACAGGTGGGCATATTAACTACTTTGAACTACCGAAAGCAGGAATAGAAAGCAATGGCTGAAAAGAACAAAGGCGGCAGACCATTAAAGTTCGCTACACCAAAGATACTGCAAAATGCGGTAGACTTGTATTTTGAATCATTAACAGTAACAAATGAGGGTGGAGAGGATATAGTAACGCCGCCTACGGTATCAGGGCTTGCCTACCATCTTGATATTGATACAGAGAGCCTTAGAAGCTATGAAAAAAGAGATGAGTTTTTTGCCATTATAAAAAGAGCCAAGCAAAGAGTTCAGATAGCACTTGAACAAAGGCTTTACGGAAACGCACCTACTGGGGCAATATTCAATCTTAAATGCAACTTTGGCATGATTGAAGCTAGACATGAGGAACAAGACAACGGCGCGAATGATATTATTGATGCTCTTAATGAGATTGCAGGGAAGCTCCCAGACTAATGAACCCCGCTATTAAGCGTTCTTATGAGCGATGGTATCCATTAAAAGAACATCCTGTTCAAATGGAACTTGTACAGGCTATAGATAATGGGGTGCGGTTTCCGTTAGTTCCAGCGGGGAGACGTAGCGGCAAGACAGAAAGGTTTAAGCGGTTCCTTGCCAAGACGGTTATGAGCAAGGAAGTAAAGATAGGAAACTACTTCGCAGCAGCGCCCACGCACAACCAAGCACAAAAGATATTTTGGGATGACCTAAAGCTTTTGACATTCGCTTCTACGCATAAGAATAAGCCAAGCGAAACAGATAAAATCATATTTATGCCCAATGGTTGCAAGGTTCATGTTTTAGGTTTAGATAAGCCTGAACGCTTTGAGGGGATTCCTTGGCTAGGCGGTGGGATAGACGAAATTGCCAACGTAAAAACAAAATCAGTTAATGAGAACATAATGCCTGCTCTTGATACAGAGAACCCTACATATGAAGGCTATTTAGCTTGGTGTTGGTTTCTAGGCGTTCCTGACGGGCTTAATCATTACTATGACATGTGCCAAGCTGCCGATGCTGGCATAAATGCAGATTCTAAGGTGTTTCATTGGAAATCATCCGACATCTTATCGGATAAAGTAATCGCAGCGGCAAAAGCTAGAATGTCAAAGCGTCAATACTTGCAAGAGTATGAGGCAAGCTTCGAGACTGCATCAGGGCGCATATATGAAGACTATTCTAAGGCAAACCACACCACCGAAACAATAAAGCCACATGAACAGATTCTATGGTGTCACGATCAAAACTATACGCCGCTGTCAAGCGCATGCTGTGTATTGCGTGGAAAAGACTTATACATACTTGATGAGATTGTGTTGACTTCCGCAGTATCCAAGCAATCGGCTTTAGAGTTCGTTGAAAGGTATAAGAAGCATGCAAACAAAACCGTAGTAATTTATGGCGACCCATCAGGTCAGAACGGCGAGAAACACGGGCAATCATCAGATTACACTTCGATGGAGAGCGTTCTAAGGGATAATGGGTGGAAGTTCATACGCAAGGTTCGTGCAGCTCATCCATCAATTAAATCAAGACAAAACTCTGTAAGGGCAAAGGTATGTTCAGCGGATGGCAAGCGTTCGTTGTTTATCAATCCAGCGAAAGCAGTGTATGCACATAAAGGCTTGTCAACATGCCAGCTTAAAAAGGGTTCTACGTTTTTGGAAGATGATTCAGACGAATATCAACACATAACTACAGCCATAGGCTATTTGACACACTTTGAATTTCCTGTTATTAGTGCGCCAAGCAACAAAAAGAGGTTTTACAAATGAAACACATCAAGCGCAACCCAAAGATTGAAGAAAAGCTTAAATTCTGGGAGTTTCTGGAAAAGTCGTATGATGGCGGCAATTCATACCTTGAGGGCGAATATCTTGTCCAGCATGAACGAGAGTCTAAGCAGGGCTTTAAACGCAGGAAAGAGCAAGCGATGTACGTTAACTTGTGCGCCCCTATTGTTGACTTGTATAACGGCTATCTATACCAGCCTGAACATGCACGCGATTATGGGTCACTTGGTAGTAATAAGCTATTCGAGAGTTTCAAAGATAACGTTGACTATTTAGGACATTCATATCAATCATATATTGAGCAGCTAAGCTTGAGAGCTGGCGTGCTTGGTTTTGTTGGGGTTATTATTGACCGCCCTGCCGATATTCCTTTAAATTCATTGCAAGACCAAATTGACAAAGACAATCGAGCATATTGCGTTTATTACGAGCCGTCACAGATTTATGACATGGAGTTCGAGAGCATTGACGGTCGAATGGTGTTGATCAAGGTTATACTTGAAGAAGAAAGCAACAAGAAAGACGTTGAACGCTTCAAGATTTGGGAACGTGATTCATGGGTAATTGTTGAGCAAAAGAAGAACGAGGAATACAAGGAGGTTGATAACGGCGTTAATCCATTGGGCGAGGTGCCGTTTGTTATGTTTGCCAATAACAATCCACTAGGCGAAGCCCCAAGCTCTGACATTAAAGATATTTCTTATATCAATAAGCGCATATTTAACATTGACTCACTATCAATGGAAATCATCGAAAGCTCGGGCTTCCCTATGCTTGAAGAGCCTTATAAAAGCGAGCCTCTTGATGGTGGTGATAAAGAGGTTGGATTGGGTAGCCTATTGCAGCGTGGCATGGATGATTCAGTGGGTCATCGCTGGATTGAGCCACCTCATAGTTCGCTTGGTCAGTTGCTTTCATGGCGTAGTGAATATATCGACAATATCAATATGACTGCAAAGACAGACTCAACACAAAGCACAGGGCAAGCCCAGAGTGGTGAAGCATTAAAGATGCGCCTTCGCGCATTGACAACGGTGTTATCCAATAAAGCAACATCACGCGAACAAGCAGAGCATAACATCTTGCGATTATGGGCTAAATGGGAAAATGCTGTATTTGATGGAACTATTGAATATTCACGCAAGTTTGATGTGTATGACCTTCAATCTGAAATTGACACAGCTATCACTTCAAAGGCAGCCGTGCCGAGCAAGACATACGCTAAGGTTGTCGCCTTGAACATTGTTGACCGCACTACCCGTGATTTACCACAGGAAACGCGCGATACAATCGAGAAAGAACTCGATGCCCCATTGCCGCCGTTGATGTAATGGCTGTAAAGATTAAAGGCATAAGCTCACTTCAGAAGAAGCTTAAAACGCTTGAACAAAGCTACAGTGACAAGGCTGCTTTGAAGATGGCAGCTATGGGCATGACTTTAGTTAAAGAGCATACTCTAAAGGGTCAGGATGAGAGCCGTAGAACTTTCGTTAAATACAACCCTAAAGGCAAGAAATCAGGGCGCGTTGATTTATTCGATAAAGGAAACATGTTCAGAGCAATGAACTTCAAGAAATCAGGCAAAGGAAAGGCAATCATCTATTTTACACGGACTGAGGAAGCTATTAAGGCGTTTGCACATCACAATGGATTTAAGGGTAACGTGAAGGTTAAGGCACATAGAAGAGTACAGACGCAGGCTTTCGGTAAGAAAATCGCGCCGCGAACAAACTTAATAACTGCTTCTTCGCGTGATATGAATTTGCCTAAGCGCGCCTTTTTTGGCTTGCAACCTAACGAATCAAAGAAGCTTAAAACACTGCTTGAATCAATTATTGATAAGGCTATTAAGAAATGATACCTGAATCAGCATTGAACGATTCAGAAAGCCGCATTAAAAACGCGCTCATTGAAGTGAATGCGGTTATTGAGGCGGCAATTCGTAGTCTTGATATTGCTAGCGAAGGCAATCTGAAAACCACAAAGATTAACATAGCAAGGGCGAGGTCAATGCGTAAGCTTATCCTTGCAGAGCTTACAGTCGGCGCATATAGCCGTGAACTTGATGCAATCGCTGCAAAGTTTGAGACTATTCCTGATTATGTAACAACTGCTTTCAATGATGTGCAAATTGATGTGAGTTTTACAGATGTTGAT